CCCAGCACTTGGTTAAACGCTTTTATAAAAGCTTTCTCGATTTCTTCTTCCGTTAGATTTGGCGTAGAACAAACCGTGTCTTGCTCGTATTTATGGTTACACCGCCAGATGAGTTTTTTATATTTACTGTTACTGTGCCAGACCTTCCGACCGTAGAACCCACCGCAGTCGCTGCAAATAATCTTGGCAGTAAAGGGACTGTTACGGTGAAGCTGGTGACGGTGGGGTCTTCGGCGTTTCATTTCATTCTGTACCAGTTCGAAGGTTTCCGGGTCGATAATGGCTGGGTGGGAATCTTCAATATAGTACTGTGGCACTTCACCATGATTTTTCTTGACACTTTTGGTCAGGTAATCAGCGGTGTAGGTCTTTTGTAGCAAAGCATCACCTTTATATTTCTCGTTTGTCAGAATGCTGGTGACCGTAGAAACGCTCCATTTGGTTTTACGACGGGGTGTGGGAATCCCCTGCTGTGTCAAGCTGTCGGCAATTGCACGGATGGTACGCCCTTCCAGGAACCAGCTGTAAATCTGGCGGACAATCCTGGCTTCTTCCTCCACGATTTTGGGGAAGCCATCTTCACCCTTTTCGTAACCGAGGAAATTTTTGTAAGCTAGGGAGAACTTGCCGTCTGCCATGCTTTTGCGCTTCCCCCAGGTGACGTTTTCTGAGATGGAACGGCTTTCTTCCTGCGCCAGGCTGCTCATAATGGTCAGCATTACTTCACCTTTAGCATCCAGTGTATAAATATTTTCTTTCTCAAAATAGACTTCCACCTTCTTTTCTTTGAGCTTTCTGATAGTAGTTAAAGTATCCACGGTATTTCTGGCAAAGCGGCTAATGGATTTGGTAAGAATTAAATCGATTTTACCATTCAAAGCATCCTCCACCATCCGGTTAAATCCTTCCCGTTTTCTGGTATTGGTGCCGGAAATTCCTTCATCGGTGTATACGTCTACAAATTCCCATTCCGGGTTGCTTTTAATGTGCTGGGTATAGAAAGCCACCTGTGCTTCATAACTGGAAAGCTGTTCGTCAGAATCGGTAGAAACCCGGGCATAAGCTGCCACCCGTTTTTTCTGCTGGGTAACTGCCGTCATAGAGGTGTCAAAATTGGCAAAGCTTTCTATTTTGCGGACAATCCTATTCTGCGCATTCATTGGCTTTTCTCCTTTCTTCTAGCAGTGCTAATTGGCGTGCTCTGGCTTTTTGCTTCATTTGCGGCGTCCAGCTTTCCCGGCGGGAAGGGTTCTGCCAGTTCACTTCCTGTTTGTATCCATCCCGGAAGATATAGACTAAACGACCGTATTCTGGTACCTGTATTTCTTGGAACCTTCCCATCAGCGTCTCCCAGTCCCATTCTTCTATGCCGAGTACTGCCGAAGTTTTGTTTATCAGAATAGATTCGGGGATTCTCTTGGCAGGGCAGACCTCTTTTCCACGCAGCAAAAATGTGGAACACGTCCAGACGATTTTCTTAGGATATTGCTTGCCGCACGAAGCAATCCGGCGGTGGAAATGTTTTCCGCAAAGTCCACAACGAAGCAGACCGGTAAATAGGTAAGGTTCGGTAGGCTGTTTCATGTGGCGGAATAGGATAGCCCGGCGCTGCAGCTCCTTCTGAGCCATGGCAAAGGTTTCTTTATCTATGATAGCTTCATGGCTGTTCTTGACTTCATACATGGGGAGTTCGCCATGGTTTACCATTTTCTTTTTACTGATATGGTCAAGACGGTAAGTTTTTTGTAAAAGCAAATCCCCAGTATATTTATCTTGGCGCAAAATCTGCCGGATGGTGTTAGGATACCATGCATTGCCGTACCTGGTTGGAATGCCCATACGGGTGAGCTTTTTGGCAATCGTGTTCATCCCCATGCCGGAGAGGAAATCTGTAAAGATTAGCTTCACCACTTTGGCTTCTTCCGGTACTACTTGGAATACGCCGTTCCTGAGACGATATCCCAGCAAATAACCATTATTGGGAATTCCTTTCTCAAAATTCTTGCGGATACGCCATTTCACATTTTCCGATGCGCTGCGGCTTTCCTCCTGTGCATAGGATGCGAGAAAAGTCAGCATTAACTCACCGTCCGTACTTAGGGTGTGGATGTTTTCTTTCTCAAAATAAACATCAATTCCGAGCGCCTTTAGCTCCCGGACAGTTTCTAACAAAGTCAAAGTATTACGAGCCAGGCGTGTGACGGATTTGGCAATGACCATATCAATTTTGCCTGCCCGACAATCCGCAAGTAGGCGTTGGAATTCTGGACGGTCGTCTTTTGTGCCCGTTATGGCTTCATCAGCATAAATACGCACAAGCTGCCAGTCGCCCCGGCTGCCAATCAGGTTATTATAATAGCTAATTTGTGCAGATAAGGAATGATGCATGGCATCTTTACTGGATGACACCCTGGCATAAGCCGCTACCCGTTTACGCTTAACGGGAATTAGCTGTGTATTTTCCAGTTTAGTGATTTTTCTCATTTTTACCTCCATATTTATGTACTTGGGTTTTCCGGGGGCGTTTGCCCCCAGAATGTTAAATCTTCCGGATGCGGTCGACACCATAAATAATGCCAAGACCAGAGCCGGAGTCCCAGTCAACGAACACAGTGCCAGCATCATCTACAAATGACACCGTCCCCTGGTCACCGGGTTTTAGGCGGCTGTACGGGTCTGCATCTAAGTGGACGAGTTCCACCCGGCAGCCTTTTGGATATATACTTCTGATCCACGCCGTCTTTTCTTGACTTGGAAATTGGTTATTGAACCCCATAAGGTGCGCCCCCTTTCTTCTCATTGGTTTCTGTTTCTATCGTCTCCACAGATGTTAGTACTGGCAGCATTGTCGCTTCCGTGATTGCGTTTTCTGCCCGGTTTTCCGGCGGTTGTCCAGCTTTCCAGGCACTGTTACCCGTCAAGTTTCTCAGTAAGATTTTACGGGCTATTTTATACTCGTCCCCAATCATTCCCAGCCGTACCAGAAATAGCCGCATCTCAAATTTGGCATTCTCAATGGGCTTTGCTTTAGCAATAACCCGTTTCTGCCGTTCGGTCATTAAAGCTGTCACCAGTTGGGCGTAGACAAAGGATTCATGATCAATGTCATGCAAGGTAAACCACGGAAAGCTGATATTCTTCCCATCTACCTTGATTTCTAAATTATCCGTATCAAGCGCAAGCTTGAGCAGGTTTGCTTTACTGTCAACGATCTTTTGGAGATTGATGTAAGCGATATCCGTAAAATCATCACTAAGTGAGATATGGATAGTTAGATGATTTGCTCCTATTGCAAATGGCGGAGGATAAGCGTCTGCCCAACTTTCTGGCGTATAGCCCCGTTCCCGTAACTTTGTCAGTAATTGCCCGATTTCTGCTTTACTGGGCTTCTCACCGCAGCATAAGTTTCCGTCTTTATCTACTATGTAAATGCCAATTTGGTAAGCAAAGGTCGGTGCTTTCTGGTAGACGGCTGGCTGATGTAGGATGTCGCTGATTGCCTGTACAAAAACCTTACGCTCCCCACCGGTTTGGTTATAACGATATAGGTTGTTCATAGTATTGCTCCTTTCTTTAGTCTACACGCACATCTGTCACTCAGATTAAATAAAAATGCAAGTCTTGATTTATCGGAAAAAGGTGTGGAATTTTACGGGTTATTCTTGGTTCTGGTCACCATGTAGGATGAACTCAACATATTCTTTTCTGCGGTCTTGCAGGAATATCACCAGTTCATAAAATCCTTTGCAATGAGCAATATACTGGACGGCACGAGCATCAAACATATTGACTTCTCCTGTTTCCCGGATAGCCAAAATCTGTTCCTTAATAATTGGTTCCATGAAAATCCTCCTTCCTGCTTTTGTGATGTGCAGTAGCTATTTGCCTCTCCCTAAAGAGCAGGTCTAAGCCAGTAGATGTAGAAACGTGCTTGAGATAATCGGCTGGAACAGCCTGACGTAAGACCTCCAGATTGAACCCGGAGTCCTCATAGCCTTCAAAAATCGTGGCGAGATAACCGGTAGACGGCGTGCCATAAGAATGATGAGCCTCATTCATGATGTAAACCATAGCAGAGATTCTTTTGCTGTTTACGGTGACCCGCAGGCTTTCTTTGCGGTAGAGGTACGGGTAACCTTCGTAGCGGTCAAGCATTTTCTCATCACTCGGCTGCAACTGCCAGATTAGTGCTGGTACTTTGTAGCCAGTAGCACGCTCGATGGTCGCCACCGCACTGCTTCCGCCCCGGAACCGGAGCCGCCAGTTAGCAAGTGTAGCTGTTCCAACCACTTCTGCTGTTGGGCAACGGCGCTTCATCTGGCGCAGGTTCAGGTTAGAGCCGTAGGCAATGTAATATCTGGGTCTTTTGGTTACTGATTTTTCTTTACTCATGAATTTTCTCCTCCGTTTACTGTGATTCTGGGATTGATATGGCTTCTGACATTCTCTCGGGAGCCGTAACGCCAGGCGGCGTTACCGTCTAAATGCTGGTAAAGATGTTCGCGGCAGCCCTTAAACTCATCTCCAATAAAACCAATACGGTTCAGGTACACACGCATGGCAAATTTCTCATTTTCTTCCTGTACTTTCCGGTAGCTGGCGAACTTCTGGGTCAAAGCTTGATGGTTAAGTGCAAGCGCAAGTACTACGTATGACCGGACTTTCCCGGCATGCAAAGTGCCGTTAAAGCCCCTCAGCTCCACCGTATGGTTGCCATGGAAAAAGCTGTGTAGGTTGAGAAAATGGTAACGGCTGGCGTGGTAGTGACCATGGGGATTCCCACGATAGTCCTCATACCAGATTTTTTCTATCTGGGCGAGGGTTTTGGGCTTGACCTGGTTCATGCGTTCCACCAGAAACTCGTCCATCTTTTTACAGTAGCGCATCCGCTCCGGGGCAATCTGCAGGGCTTTATAAAACAGGTCATTGTGGCTGGCAATGATGTTGATAAAGTTGCGTATACTCCGGGCAGTGTGGTTTGCCCCATCCAGATGGACATGGATGCCACAGGAGCTGTTTACAAAACCACCTGCTTTACGTAAACGGCGTATCAGCCCCTGTAAGGTGTTGATGTCCTGACGGTACAGCAAGATTGGAC